GATGCTCAGGCCGAGGCCGAGATCGAGCGCAAACAGGTGGCCGATCTGCAGAAAGCTGCCGATGAGGCCGCCGCCACTCAATCCGCTATGGATGCGATGGAAGAATGAGTGACCTGAAATTTTCACACGATGCGTTGCTCGGGGCCTATGAAAAAAGGCTCCTGGAGCGTGTCGACTCCGAGACGAAAGCACTTGCGAACGGTCACGCGGCCGATTTCGTGGATTACAAGACCAGGGCGGAACGCATAAAGACGCTTCATCTGGCTCTTGACGATCTGAGCGCGGCAGTCAAAACGTACCTTGATGAGGACGAAGATGATGACTGAAGAGGCTGTTGCCGAGATTCACGCAGGTACCGGAGAGGTCGCGGCGCGCGACTATCCCATACCTACCGGATGGCGGATCCTGATCGAACCGATCAAGATCGAGGAAAAGACCACGGGCGGAATTGTGCTGCCGACTGCTGCCGTCGAGGCGAAGGAACACCTTCGTTACATCGGCCGCGTCGTTGCTATGGGTCCCCTCTGCTACAAGCACGCGAAGTTCATGGGTGGCGATAGCGATCGCGTGTACTGGTGTGCCGTCGGCGACATGGTCGCGTATGGCGCCTATGCGGGCCAGGAGATCAAGGTCCGCAACAAGAATGGCAGCGAGTATGTCTCCCTCAAACTGATCAACGATGACGAGGTTCTGGCGGTCATTCCGACGCCTGACTCCGTTCTGATCTACTGCTAAGGAGGCCTACGATGGCGCAAGAGCACGAGATGGAAGCTGAAGAACAGGATCTCACCCCGGATGCGGCTGAGGCCCTGGAGCAAGCGAACAAGACCGGGCGATTCCCGGTCGATATCGACGACGACGACTGGTACAGCAAGGCTGTAGGCAAGCGTATCGACAAAGAGGTCAGCAAGCGCAAGGCGCTCCAGGACCAGCTTTTAGAGCGCGAAACCGAGGCCGAGCGGCTGCGTCGTGAGTTGATGGAGTCACGCGAGAGGCTCAATAAGTACGAGACCAAGGCCGATGAAGACCTTGATTCTCGCGCAAAAGACCTCAAAGCGCGGCGAGACAAGGCGCTGGATGACGGCGACTTGAATGTCTACAACGACCTCAACGACGAGTTGATGGAAGTGAAGATCGAGCTTCGAGACAGGGTCCGTCGACCAAAGGCGGAACCAGCGGCGGAGCCGGAGAAAACACGGCCACTGAGGACTGCGAAAGCGGCCGAGGACTGGCTGAAACGCAACAGCGACTGGGTCACCGCTGACAAAGAAAGGGCTGACCGTGCAGCATTGATCGAGCAGCAGTTGTTTCGCGAGGGCTATACGGCGAACGATTCGGAAACCTATGAGGAACTGGATCGGCGCCTGAGCAAGCGCGAGGCTGCAGCGGATGTTGTGGATGATGACGACGAGCCGGCCCCGCCGCCTCGAGGAAGTGCGACGACTGGTGTTCCCCGCGACACTGCTCCCAGGACACCGCGTAACGCGAAAGTTATCACCCGCGGCGACTTGCAAAAGATGGCGACTTTCGGGCTCGACCCGAACGACCCCAAGCACCGCAAGGCGTGGCTGGACCGCAACAACCCAATCTGAGAGGAAAGATCATGGCTGCAAGAAATGGTGGAAACGCAACGCCCGACTCGATAAAGTCGGACGAACAGGTAACCGGTATGCTGGACGACGCATTCCAGGGGCATAAGCCATACGGCGAGAAGCCTCCCGAAGAGCGAAAGTCCCGAACACGCGACTCGCGTGCCGGCGACGAGATCCACGAAGCCTATGGCGACATGTGGAATCAGTCGGGTTTGCTGGATACCTCGCACATCCCCGCACGGGCTGGGTTCGTCCAGAGATGGGTCAGAACCAAGATGAACGGCGTGGATGATCCCAAAAACGTCATGAAACGGATGAACCAAGGGTATCGTCCGAGACTGGCGGACACAGTGCCAGCAGGTACCTTCGCTCCAACCGTGAATAGCCGTCAATTCGGCGACATCATCGGCATGGACGGAATAATCCTGATGGAACGGCCAGCGAAGCTGCATGAGTCTCATGCCCGGCACAACCGGGAAATGGCGGCGAAGCAGATGGAGGCTGTCAACGGCATTCTCAACCAAGCACAGGAACCCGGAAAAGGGTTTGGCCCTGTGAAAATGAACGCCAGCTCACAGGCTGAAACGGGGCATCGTCCCGCGCCGGTCGCTGACGAAGACTGACAGAACCCATTTACTTATTTAGAGGACGAGACTCATGTCTAATCTGAACGCACCTTATGGTTTGCGTCCGTCCCGGAAACTCGGAGGCGGCGCAACCGCTAACGGGGGTTACAGCATCGCGAGCGGCCAAGCAGGCGCTATCTTCACCGGCGATGTCGTAATGATGACCGGGACTGGCAAGAACATCGAGATTGCCCCCGCTGGCACAGTCAACGCGATTGGCGTGTTTGCAGGTTGCAATTACATCGACGCGGAAGGCCGCGTCACTTTCAAGCCGTACTGGCCCGATGGTCAGACCCTGGAGCCAAACACCAAGTGTGAGGCCCTGGTCTACGACGACCCGAACATCGTGTTCGTTGCCCAGGCAGACACCATCGCGGAAGGCGATATCGGCGCTCTGGCCGACTGGGTGGCTGGCACGGGTAACCCAAAAACCGGCAAATCAGGCACTCAAGTTGAGGCGTCTGCAACTGCGACCACCGGCAAAAGTCTCCGTATTTACGGGCTGTCGCGCGAGGTCGGTAACGAGTACGGAGCCTACGGCGAAGTCGAAGTGTTGTTCGCTGAACACGCTCTGACCGGTGTTGTCTCCGGCGTGGGAGGCGACTAATCATGGCTATGAATCGTAATACATTCGCGAAGGACCTCGAGGAAGGCCTGAATACCCATTTCGGTATGGCCTACCGCGCTCGCCCCGACGAGTGGTCTCTGATTTTTGAGACCGATCGCTCCGATAAGGCGTTTGAAGAGGATGTCCTGGAGGCCGGATTCGGCGCCGCTCAGGTCAAGCCGGAAGGCTCGGCCGTTGGCTTCGATGAAGGGATGCAGGGCTGGACCGCGCGGTACGTCCACGAGACGATCGCCCTGGCCTTCGCCATCACCGAAGAGGCTATCGAAGACAACCTGTATCAGCGTCTTGGCCCCAAATACTCCCGTGCCCTGGCTCGCGCCATGAAGCACACCAAGGAGATCAAGGGTGCCTCGATCCTGAACAATGCCTTCTCGGTCAACCACCCTGGCGGCGACGGCGTCAGCCTGCTGAACACTGCTCATCCGCTGCTTAACGGCGGCACCATGAGCAACAAGCTGGCTACCCCTGCCGACCTGTCGGAACAGGCCATCGAGGATCTGTTGATTCAGATTCGCAAGACCACCGATGACCGCGGCGTGCCGATCAGCCTGATGGCTGAGAAGCTGGTTGTTCCGCCGGAGCTCGAGTACGACTCGATCCGTTTGACCCGTAGCACCCAGCGTGTCGGCACCGCCGATAACGACATCAGTGCGATCGTGTCGAAGGGCGTGTTTTCTCGCGATCCGACCACCATAACTCGCCTCACCGATCCGGACGCTTGGTTCGTCCTGACCGACTGCCCTGACGGCCTGAAGTACATGCGTCGTGTGGGTATGAAGCGTGGTATGCAGGGAGATTTCGACACCGGCAACATGCGCTACAAGGCGCGCGAGCGGTACAGCTTCGGCTTCACTGACCCGCGTGGCTGTTTTGGTAGCGAAGGCGCCGCTTAATCTCGGCACGGGCTCACCCTGAGTCCATTCGGCGCCCCACCTTTCGGGGCGGGGCGCCATTTTTGAACAGCCAACTCTGGCCCTTCGAGGGCTGATCTTTTGGAGATCGGAAAATGACTACGAAACACAATATTTCTCGCGCATCCCAGGTTTTTGCGGGTGCGTACCATCCTGCCGCCTTCAATATGAATGGCCGTGCAGGCGCCCCTATCGGTAACCTCGTGCAGGTTTCCCTGGGCACTCCCACCGTGGGAGCCGCCGACACCCTGCGCACTGCTGCAGCCCATGCTGCTGCCGGTGAACTGACCCTGGACGCGACCACCCTTGATGTGGCCCGCGCCATCTCGATCACTTCTGACGGCGCCGATACCGCTGCCGTCTTCACCGTGACCGGCTATGACATTGGCGGCCAGTTGGTCGTTGAGACCATTACCGGCGTCAACGCGACCACGATTGCAGGCAAAAAAGCCTTTAAGTCGATCCTGTCGATCTCGTCTGATGTGGCCGCTGTCGGTAACATCTCGGTCGGTGATACTGACGCCCTTGGCCTGCCCTACGCGGCGCTGGCTGCCGGTGATGTGCTGTTCCAGTATGCTGATGCCACTGAAGAGCTGTCATCGAGCACCCTGGTCCTGGCAGACGCCACCAAGCCAGCAACGGCGACAACCGGCGATGTCCGCGGCACCATCAATCCCAACACGGTCCTCGACGGCTCCGTTGAGATCAAGTTGTGGATGAAGGCCGATGGGTCGAGCCCTGATGCCCTCGGCGGCGTTGCGCAGTATGCAGGCTGACCATGAAGGTCATCGACATCCTGAACACCGTTCGGGAGGACTTCCTTGACGATACGGTAGAGCCGTATCGCTGGGGAGGCGGCTCGCTGCTGCGTTGGCTGAACCGGGCGCAGGAAGAAGCCTGCACCCGGCAACGCCTCCTGGTCGAAGAAGACGACCCGACCATCACCCAGATTGCTCTGGTGGCGGATCAGGCCCAGTACGCCCTCGACCCGAGGGTTGTGCTGCTGGACCGTGTTGTCTACGACCAGAAGACCATCACCAAGGCAACGAAGCACCAGCTTGACCGCATCATGCCGGCGTGGCGCCAGATGGATCCGGGCGCTCCAATGTATTACCTGCAGAACGACCTGACCATCCGGCTTATTCCGACGCCGGCACAGGCTCAGGACGCTCAGATCCTCACTGTCCGCGCTCAGCGTCTCCCGCTTGCCAATCTGGTGAACGATACAGACGTGCCTGAGATCCCCTCGTCTTATCACGAAGACCTCTGCTACTACATCGCAGCCAGGGCCTTCATGCTGCCAGACGAAGACACGCAGATGGACAAGATTGCGGAAAGGTACATGGAGCAGTTCGACAAGGTGTTCGGCCCATCGATCGGGGCTGACGTTCTGGCGCACAAGCGCCGCGAGACGGACTCGTCCTTCATCGGCAACTCGCACGCCTACCACGGTCGCGCGTCCACCCGTGTCCCGGGTCTAAACCCGTTCGATTTTGAGTAGGGGTAATACCAATGTTTCGACTCTTCAATCAAGAGACCACCAACGCCACCAGCAACAGCTCTAAGACGTTCAGGGCGCGCCATACGGTGTTTGCCTGGGGAACCTGGGGCGGTGCTACCGCCAAGCTGCAAATCAGTCCTGACGGCGCCAACTGGTTCGATCTTACCGGCGCGAGCTTCACGGCTGACGGTTACGCCACTTTCGAGATTGCAGTGGACTGTCAGGTTCGCGGCGTTATCTCAGGAGGTACTGCCGCAACCCTGAACATGGCGGTACGCTGATGGCAACGAAGGTCAACCTCTTTCCCGACCAGGGTGCCGACTATCAGCACATTTTCCTGTATCGGAACAAGGCGACCGGCGCGGCAATCAATCTCGCCGGCTACACCATTGAAATGCAGGTTCGGCCTTTTGCGCAATCGGACGAACTGCTGTTCGATGGTGACACCGGCGCCAAGAGTAACGTCGAGATAACTGACGCGGCCAACGGCGAGATCACGATAACGATTCCGGCGACGATAACCGAGTTGTGGCGCAACAACGAGGCCGTTTACGACATTAAGGGCACGCCTTCAGGTGGCGAACCTGAGCGCATTGCTCAGGGTTCTGTCTACCTAAGCAAAGCTACAACGAGGTAATTATGAGCGGATTCACAAACCGAGGGCTGCGGAACAATCTCAGCCCATTCCAGGGGTCGTCCTTCCCGACCAACTTCTATGCGGCGCTGGTGACCGCGGCCAATGCTGGGACGCTTGACGCCTCGGCGGCTGCCGATCAGGGCTCTGACGTTATCCGTATCCCGGCCACTGCCCACGGCATGAGCGCCGGCAATTCGGTGACCATATCTGGCTCGACCAACTATGATGGCAACCATGTCATTACGGCGGTCGCTGCCAACACCTTTGACATCATCGCCAACTACGCAGCGGAGACCTTTGCCGGCACCGAGGTTTTCTATGAAGGCCCAGGCCCCGATACGAACGTCTTTTCCGATTGCCCCGGGGGTGAGATTGCAGCCGGGAACGGCTATACGGCCGGCGGTATTCAGCTCACCAAGAACAGTACGGATTTTCCGGGACTTTCCGAGAATGATACGACTGACCTTGCCGAAATCTCGATCAAGACCCTCTCCTGGACGGCTTCAGGCGGCAACCTGCCCAGCTCGGGTAGCGGCGCTGCATTCCTGATCCTGACCGACGACAACGGCACGCAGGCCAACCGCGAGGTTTGGGCTTGGTTCGACCTTGGTGGTCAGCGGACTGTTTCTGATACGCAGTCTCTTAGCGCCTCGAGCGGAAAACTGAGATTGCGTCAGCCTCCGCAGATCATCTGACGACAATGGGCAGCAGCGTAAGGCAGTACGAGGGGTCGGAACGAAGGTTTCCTCACTGGTGGGACAAGTGGGTGAACCCGACAACGGTTTTGGCCCTGATTGGCGGGATTGTGTGGGGGATACAGCTAAACATGGCGGTTGTAGACCACACCGGGCGTATCGGGGCGATCAATGGCCGTCTCGACGCGCACCAGCTTCTTCTGCAGGAGCAATCAACCAATATGGCGCGGACGAGCGTCATTCTCTCGAACATCGAAGAGCGCATCAGCGATATTCAAACCGACGTGCATAACGTCATAGAGAAGACCGGCCGCACAGCGCAGAGGGTTACCGAGAACGCGACCAAGCTGCAGACTATGTCGCATCGCCATGACAACGAATCGGGGTACATGAGAAATGACTGGAACAAGCAGGGGAATACGAAACAATAACCCTTTGAATATCCGCAAGACGGACATCGTCTGGCAGGGGAAGATTGTTGGCAATGATCCGGAGTTTGAGACTTTTTCGGCTCCTGAATACGGAATCAGGGCTGCCGCAAAAATTCTCCAGAACTACCAGGAGAAGCATCAGATCACGACCCTGAGAGAGGTTATCAATCGTTGGGCGCCGCCTTCTGAAAACGACACATCGGCCTACGTTCAGGCGGTTTCGATTTGGTCTGACTATGAGCCGGACGATCCTCTGGATCTGAACCACTACGAAACGACCTATCGGTTGCTGCGCGCGATGACCAGGATGGAAAACGGCAAGCCGCCTGAGCCCAAAACCATGTGGTACCCGGACGATCTCTGGGAGAAGGGTCTGCGGCAGGCCGGATTAAGCCCTAGCAAGCCACTGACGAAGTCTAGGACTGCCGTGGCGACTGCCGGGGGTGCCGTGGCATCTACCTCCGCTGTCGCGGTCCTCACCGATCTCCTGGGGCTGCCTGCATGGATTGAGCCAATGATTCCCCAGGCGCTCTCTGGCCTCGATGAGAAGCAGGTCGCCATCGGCATCCTTATCCTGGTTGGCTTAACCCAGTGGCGCACAATCTTCGCCCGCGTGGATGACAAGCTGAAAGGTCGGTTGTAATGCCCAAGACCCCCGAAGACTACAAGTTAGTGTTGACGGCCTACTTCTTGATTGTCGTGGGGGTCATCTTTTTCACGTCATGGTTCTTTGGGAGACTGTAAATGCGGCCACTGACAAAATCCGAAACCTCCACCCTCTTAGTCCTGATCTGCTGGTTGCTGGTCCTGATGCTTGCTTCCTGGGGGGTGTCCGGTTGCCAGCCCGGGGGGACCAAACCATCGGTGTTCGAGTCCCTGAAGACCGCAGAGAGCACCATCACGGCCGGCGCCAACACGCTCAACCGTGCTGTAGGGATGGGCATGATCACGACTGACGACCCGGACTATGCCAAGGCATACAACGCCCTGCATCAGGCAGGGAGCGCGATGGATCGGGCCTGGGCAGCCTATCGTGCCGGCGAGCTGGGGGCGGCTGACTCTTCTAAGCGGTTGGCGATGGATAGTTACATGCTGGTGAGGCCGATTCTCACTCGACTTGCGGAGACACAGTGATGGAAGTAGCGGTACTGCTTAAAGTATTGGACTTGGCTTTTCTCGGGTTCAGCGCATACATGGACTACCAGGATCAGCAGACACAAAACGCCGAGGCGGCCGAGATGGTCGCCAACCTGCGTCAGCGGGTCCTCAAAGGGGAAATCTCCGAAACAGAGGCTTTGGCGGAGATCGACCAGATTATCGGCAGTGTTGTCGGCAAGCGCAGGGCCGCCCTGGCCGCCCTGCCGCCTCCCACGGGTCACGGGGGATGATCTATGACCTTCCGGGATACGCTTGATGGAGCCGTCCGCTACTGGCCTCTACTGGCTGCAGGAGTTGGGCTCATTGCTAGTGTTGCTATCGCTGCTGATAAGATTCTCACGCTCGAAGAGTCTGTAAAGGCGCAGCAGACCCAGGCCAAAGATATCCAGCGCATCGAGGTCCATCAGGCGACCCTCAGCGCCCAGCAAGAGGCGATCCGCGCCGACATAGAGGACAATTCAGACGCCCTTAAAGCCAACCAAGCCATACTGCTCCAGATCCTTCAGAAGGTGCAGTAATGGCGCTTGTCTATGCTGACCGGGTCTTAGAGACAACCACGACCACCGGGACGGGGACCGTCAACCTGGGCGGCGCTAAGTCTGGCGGCTACCAGACCTTCGTTGCCGGGATCGGCACTACCAATACCTGCCACTACTGCATCGTTGACGCAGCCAATAGCGCCTGGGAGGTCGGCCTCGGCACGGTTACTGACGCCACTCCTGATACTCTTTCACGGACCACCATACTTGCCAGCTCCAATGCGGGCGCTGCGGTCAACTTCGCGGCTGGGACCAAAGACGTTTTCTGTGTGCGGCCTGCTGATTCCAGTGAATTTAGCTTTCCAAATGGCAAAGGACTGAAATCTGAGGCTGGTGGACTATTCAAGACTGGCGCTGGCGGCAAAACCTGGGGAGGGAATGCTGCAGATAATACAGCGGCCGGTCTTACTGCGAGGGACTGGAACGGGGATGATCAGGTTATTTTGGCGGCGGGCGATGGTCTTGGTGGGCTTACTACCTATCTCCAGGGAAATGCTGGAACCCAGCTTCTCATTATTGATCAGAAAACCGACAGCTTCACTTTCCAGAAAACTACTGGCACAGGGAATGTTGACTGGACTTGTACCACATTTGACATAACTGCTTCTGGTGCTGGAGTTATTGATTTCACCGGAACTCTCGGACTTAGCGCAAGTACCATTGACTTCGCAGATTCAAATCTGACGATAGATAACGGCTATGGCATTACCTCTGATGCTGGAGGTTTCCTTGGTACTGGTGCAGGTGGTAAGTCTTGGCAGACTAAATCTGGAGATAATTTCTCATCCAGTTTCGTTGCTAATGATAATGCTGGCAACGATTATGCCCATTTAGTCTCTGGTGATGGAGCTGGTGGCTGGAAGTCATTCTTCTGGGATAGCACTAGGCTTAGTGAGCTTTTCACGATTGACCATATCAACGACACGGTCACTCTCGGGACTGACCTGGACCTCCAGGGCAACAAGATCACCGGCGACTTCTCCAACGCAACTCCTAGTAGCAGGGCCGCATTTCAGACAACCACTCTCAACGGCGATTCATACATAGACGTTAAGCCAAACGGGACCGGCGTGGCATCTGCATGGGCGGCGATTGCCAGTAGTGATGCTGACAATACACCAGCAATCTCAATGAACGCTGGTACTACTAAGACCACGATTAACTCATTCAGTCGAGGAACAGGCTCAACTCAGCCACTACAGCTCGATATTGATGGGGTCGCCGCCCTTACCGTTCCGGTAACCGGTGCTATTCAGTTTGATAGAGACATTAATCTCCAGACAAACGACATCATTGGTGACTTCTCTAATGCTACGGTAGACAGTCGGGCTGGAGTCGAGACATCCACTCTGAATGGCACTACTGCACTACATATCCGCCCAAATGGCACGGCTACCGGCGCTTTTCTTATCCTCCAAAACCAACCAGCTTGGACTGGATGTGAATACGCCATTTTCAGCATGGCGACCACAACGGTAGAGATTGCATCCAGATCACAAGCTGGGACTACTGCTGGTCCTATCTCCTTCCAGATAGAGACCACTGAAGCATTTCAGGTAGAGACTGACGGAACGCTATCTGTTCCCGCAGCAGCAAATTACGAAACTCTTGTCACCGCTGACGACGACATCCCAAACCGTAAGTGGGTCACCGATCAAGCCTACCTGCAGGCGGCAGACCTTACCGGGTACCTGCAGAACATAGTTGAAGACACAACGCCGCAGCTCGGCGCCAATCTCGATACACAGGGCTTTGAGATCAAGACGGAGAATTCCGTTTCTGGTAATGCTGACGACATCACGGTAAGGCTTGGGAACTCCACCACTGACGATGGCGGCGCATTTACAGTATTCGGTGGCAACGGCACAACTGGTGTCAACGCCGCGGGTGGGAATGTTCAGATACAAGCAGGCTCATGCTTCACCCCTGCTACTGGTGGCCCAGGCGACGTAATCATCACAGCCGGTGCCGGCAATGCCAGCACAGGTGGCGGCGATGTCACTATCACCGCTGGTGATAACTCATCGGCCAGCGCGGCTGCTGGCAACATTACGCTTGACCCTGGAACCTGTTCTGGTGGTGGCAGCAATGGATACGTTGTCATCAAGGGCACTTCTGGTGCGACCGGGATACGTCATCTCAGTGCTGCCGGCGCTTTATGGACTGTTGGGGCGGGAACCCCGGAAGGTTCTGTCGTCGCCCCCATTGGCAGCCTATACACAAGAACAGACGGCGGAACAGACACAACCCTTTACGTCAAAGAAACCGGAACTGGCAATACCGGCTGGGTGGCTAATGTTGCTGGTGGTGGAATCAGCAACGTAGTCGAGGATACAACCCCCCAGCTTGGTGGTGATCTTGACCTGAACGGCCATGACATTACAGGTGATTGGACTTCTGCCCCAGGCTCCCGCGATGTCCTGAAGAGTTCTACGACGAATGGCATCAGTGCTGTCACCATCACGCCAAACGGTACAGGCACAGAAGCCTATATCGTCATGGAGGACAACTCGACTGTAGGCAACAATCAGTTTGTCAGCCTTGGCCTCA